CCCGCCACTGGCGAAGTCAGATTCAAGTTCGGCGTTGTATTGACGTAGAGCGGTTTCTACTTCGGTGCGGATCTTTTGTTCTACGCCTGGCACCGCGTTGCGAGCATCGATTGAGATTTGCGGGTTGTAGTTGATTTGGCGGCCTGAATTGCCACCGGTTGATTGCGCAAGGCTTGCCAGTTCGCGGTAGTCGTCCGCCTGAGATGGGTTCAATACCATTTCATCTTTGCGTAGTAGCCAGGTGCCTTCGTGCGAGGCTGGTACTCTGTCAATGCCATCATGCGCTATACCGAGGACCGAAAGGCTTTCGGCGAGACCAACCGTGGAGGCAAGGCCTGCCATTGCGGGTGCCGAGTTAGCCCCAAAGCTGGCTAATGAAGCCATTGCCGCTGCTGGGGCATAGGCAGATGCCATTGCTGTTCCAGTTGCAACAGCCGTCGCCGTGCTTGTCGCCGCAGTTGTTGCACCAATTGCTTTTCTAATACCTGCCAGCGCGAATTCTTTAACACCAATTTCTACCAAACCGGATATGACCGTTTGGATTGCACTGCGGGCTATCGTTTTCATTGTATCGCCGAAGTTTTGCCCCTGAGTGATTGCACTTCCTACCGCGTCACCCATTCCTGCCGCGAAACGATCAAAGGTATTGCCCCACATCGCATCAAAATTTTGAGTGGTTTTTGAAATATGCTGCTCAAGTCTTTCAAGAAAGCCCAGATTAGTTTGTTCCATTTCTTGATCAAACTGTTCACCAAGAAGGCGCTGGGTATCTCTGTGGGTCTGTTTGATTTCGGCTAGCTTGTCGGTTTTCTCTTGCTCAATCTGTGCAATTAAATCCGCGTTTCCGGCAGCTTCCTCGATTTCCTTTTTATAGTGCTCCTTAATCATTGTCTCCAGTCGTTCAAATTGCTGTTGGTAAGCATCTGACTGGCGAAACAAGCTTTCATATATTGCCGCTTCTTCGGCGCTCAAACTGCCAGCTATTACCTGGCGTTTGAGTTGCAATGACCGATCAAGTGCATCGGCTTCGTTCTGGTAGCTTTCAATTGCCGCGTTAAGGCGTGTTGCATTAGCACGCTCAAAGGTCTGCGAGACTTCGTTAACGCTTTGGTTAATAGACGACACATCCAGTGTACTGTTGAATAGCGCTTCCTTGGTTTGCGCGAAAGTATTGAGTTCTTCATTAACATTTTCAATTTGTTCCTGAAGTTCGCCCAATGCCTTGGAATCATTTACCGCTTGAGTTATGCCTGAAAACTGGCTGGTAGCAGGGGAGGCGTTTGCGTTCGCTTGCTTCTGGCGCTCAACTTCGGCGTTATACTGCTTTTGTAGGTCTACCAGCTTGGCCCTGGCTGTGATCTCTTTTTGAGTGATTTTTTCTATTTCAATGGCGCGTCCTTGCGCTCCCAGCTCTTTGAACTTATCAATGAGGTTCTGGATTTCTTTGCGGTGCGCTGCGGTTTTTTCGGTGGCATCTTCCTGCTGGTGAGTAAAATAATAAAGCATTGTGCCAGCGGCCAACGCGATGCCCGCTGGACCGCCCAGCGCAAGCATTGCCGTATTTAAACCGCGAACACTCAACGCCAGTGCATTGGTGGCTATGGTAGAAGCAGATGCTCTGGTGGCCTGCACACCTAACGCAGCACTTAGCCCAGTTACCGCTGGCGTAGCCAGTAAGGTTTGTTTTAACAGTGCCCCTTTGGCAACTGTCGAACTAACCAGTGCGGCTACATATCTGGCACCCACCAGGGAAGCAATTAGCTGAATCCCTTCGGCCAGCACATCGATATTTTCGCCTAGGGCAACGATTCCTTCAGATAGGCTTTCTGTGACGCCTAGCGCTTCATCCTGCTGACCAATAAAGTCGACGAGGTTATTTTTTGCCACGGTAAGGCTTTGCTCCACCGTCATCGACATACCGTTAAAGCGACGGTTTATTTCATCAGCGCTGTTTGTTAATGCACTGAGTACTACATCAGCCGTTAGCTTACCTTCAGCGGCCATCCCACGAAGCTCACCCTGTGTTACGCCAAGTTCTTTCTGGAGTGCTCGCATAATTTCAGGTGCTTGCTCTGAAACTGAGTTGAACTCTTCGCCTCTAAGAACCCCAGACGCTAGACCTTGATTTAATTGGACAAGCGCTGCATTTGCTGAAGCTGCTGAAGCACCGCTTAAAGCAAGCGTTTGATTGATTGTTTTGACGATATCGACCAATTCCTGATCGGTATCAACCAACTGGCGAGCGTTTCGCTGAAGCGTTGCATAAAGATCAACTGTTTCACTCATACCTGTGCGAGTCTCATTCGCCACTGCTAATAAAGCACGCTGCGAGCGTTCGAGCGCCTGGGTATCCTCTGCAACATCATTGAGCTTATTGCTCATTAATGTTGCCTGGTCTGCAAAATTAATCAGATCACGAACCGCGAACGCACTGGCAATTGTTGCGCCAATGGCAAGTGCCTGGTTGCGCATTGACGCAAACGAATTCGATGCTACATCGACCTCGCGAGACATACGGTTAACTTGGCGGCCAGTAGCATCTGCTGAATTGCCAAACTTGGCCACCTGGCCCTGGGCGTTTTTAACTTCGCCCACAAGGCCAGAGCCATCAGCTTTCAGTCTTAACCCTACTACCAAATCACTCATTTCTTCGGCAACCTATCGTTTCGCTCTTTCGCTACATGTTTGGCTAACAAGCGAAGACCTATATAGTCTTCAGTTGTAAATTCTCTGTTTGCCAGGCTGGCATCTGATTGAACTGCCTGAACATCAAGCCCACGGCACCAACCATTGCAGTACACAAATAAATCCTGTACCTCAGCAAACCACTGGATAACTGGCCAGTTTTGCGCATATATCTCGAAATGGTCGTCTGTTTGGTGCGCTTGTTTAACGGTTTGAATGGCATCGTTATCAGCTCCCATTTCTTGCATCTGGGCTATTAGCTCTTCAACTTCTTCAGAGCTGGTTTGCGGCCCATTCACCCAGTAACAGGCCGCATCAATTAGTTTTTTTCCCGGTACCCACCTGCGGCCTCATGATAGGCAGCAACAAAGCCAAGTCGTACATACCCGGCACTCTTGAATAAGCGGTGTTTTGTTTTTTCATTGCAAGGAATGGCTAAGCCCGCTTCGTCTTTAATGTCGCCGCCAAAATCAACGACGACGGCACACAGAAACTCGATATCAGAGACTTTCTTGAGTGCTTCATATTCGTCAGTGGTAAGAATTTTGAACTTCGCCTGGCACTTTACATCCTGAAGTTCGCCACCATCTGTTGGCATTTTGATAGTGACCGGCCACCAGACCGTGTTTTCTTTTTTGAGCACAAAAGCCATGGTTTACCTCATTTAATGAAGCCGTCCCTGGCTTACTTGAAAGACTGTTTAGCATCCATCAGCCGTTGCTATCGCCCAGCGGGGCACGTTGTATCAGGCAGTGGTTAAAACGCTGTCGTTACCGCGAATTACCCGAAAACCAATATCCCAGCACTGCTTGCCTTTTTGCGGGGAGGACTGAATAGTCAGCAGCTGAACACCTGCGCTTGCTTCTTTCACAATCTCACCAGCAGCAATGCCGTGGGTAATTTCAAAGGGCACCACTGATGCTGCTTTAATCAGTGCAAATGGGTCGAAGGTAGAAAGCGCCGGGGCTTCGATAATAAACTTGCCTTCCTCGCTCCAGTCATCAATGTAGATTTGATTAATTTCGGTGCCTTCGTCATGCTCAATACTGTTATTGTCGGCCAGCTCGTACTCATAGAGGTTGAGCGCCTGGCCATCGAGCGTGAACGTGGTGTTGGCCTGACTAAATGGCAGCGGCTTTTGAAACGCGGTAAAGCTTGGTGTAGGTGGCGCACCTTCTACGGTGTCGCCATAGATACCCTGTATTTCAGCGGTGATTTTAGGGATTTCGCCCATTTTGCCCGCTTTCGACAAACTCGCTTTTCCGGCTAACAGGATGTGCCACATGCCTTCCCAGTAGAAATACACGGTGCCGTCCAACTCGTTGGAGGCATTCAGGATCCGGTTATGGGTAACATCACTAACATTAACCGTTTCATCCCGTGCTGCAAGTTGCACTAACGGGCTCCACGCTGCCGGGGTAACGTCGGTTCCAGAGCCTGCCCATTCAACCGGAGCGGTGATCGTAATTTTTTCACCGGTTTGAATAACCGGCTGGCCGCCTGACTGGCCATCATCCAGATCTCGCGTGATTTGTTCGCTCTGATACGGGTTAACTGCAAGGCCGGTAGTCAGAATGGCCACCGGCGCAGCACCGTTGGCAATATAATCGGTGCCTTTGTCATCTACCTGGCGCTTAAGCGCCATCATGATGAACTTGCGCTTATCTTTGTAACCTGGGGTAATGCTCATGCTTTAGTCTCCAGCGCTTTGGCTTGTTTGGCCGTGGTTTCGGTAGGGCGGTCTTCTACGTGCACCACCTTAAGCTGGTAATGGGCGCTAATTTGCGCTTGCTTACCGGCACTGAGTTCGCCGTCTTTAAACTTGTTTTCGCCTGGCGCAAAGTCGATAGCTGCGCGGCGCACGGGGTGCTCACTACTGTTAGTCACAATAATCATCAGTTAACTCCTTGGTACCAGGTGTTGGTTGTAAATCGGTCTATCCACCACAAGCCCTGGGGGGCGAATCCAACTAAATCGCCAGCACCTAATAACACTGGCTCAAAATCGGCGCTGGGTTTCCAGCCATATAAGCTATTGCGCAAGGCCGTGCGGTACTGCTCCAGTTGCACCAGGGCTTTATCGCCGGTGCTGTCGTTAATGCTTTTAATGCCAATCACCACACCAAAGGTGATCACCATTTCCTGTAATGGCTGGCCTATATCCACATCGCGCGAATTGCCCGCAGGGCGTTCATTTACCGGCACCACATAGGCCACACTGCTGCGGTGGATGGGTTCGCCTATAGCTTCGCGCACATTGGCCGCACCACCCACCTGATCGAAAATCGATTTAATGCGTGTTTGAACCAGGGTTAACATCTAAATAAACCCTTTTGATTCTTCGCGGCTCCACACACTTACACCGCTTTGCATTTCGATGGCTTCGTCAGACGTTGCAACTTCCTCACTATCGCTAAGGCCTAAACGTACTTCGCCTTTGCCCACCGACTTTAAAAAGGCCAGTGCAGCGTCATAGCGTTTTTGCACTGCCTCTGGCACGCTGTTGTCGTATAAATTGAATCGGGCGATATCACCACAAAGCTTGGGCAATACGCTCGGTACCGCAGAAAGCGGCAGGGCATAACGCCCTCCCAAATAGCCATCAATCAATGCGCTGGCATCTGATATGGCGGCACCCGCGACCTGTGCATCTACCGCACCGGTATTGCCCCGGTCAGTAAGCATGATTAACTCTTGCTCGCCAAACCGGTCTATCAGGTCGTTGGTGGTGCAGTAATTCACGGGTTATGCTCCCGCGTTTGCTGCGCCGGTTTCCTTACTCGCTTTGGTGCCTGCCTTGGCCGTGGTAGATTCGGTTTTCTTAGCAGGCGTTGCTTTTTCCTGCGCCGCTTTGGTGGCGGGGTGGGCCAACCAACGTTCGAGCGGTGAAGTATCAACGCCTTCCGGGATGGCATCGGCTGGCATTTCGCGAACAGACAGTTTCTTTTCGGCGTGAATGGCGTTGAGCTGGTCTTCACTGAGCTCATCTTTTGCGAAGGCGGTACCGGTGTCGGTAAATCCGAGACCGGCGCGGCGAAAGGAAGGCACGCTGGCCGTAATAACGAGAGCAATAATGGTTGCTTTGGTTACAGACATGATTTTCTCCTTGCAACCGGCTTACGCATGCAAGCCGGTTGTTATAGTTGTAATGGTTGTAGGGCTTACAAGTAGTCAGGCGAAATTACGTTGAACATGCCGCGCAGTTCGTTACTTACCGCGCCTACGCCGCCATCGTCGATTAACTCACGTTCGTTAATCTGTTTGGCTAACTGGTGCAGGCTCGCAGGCACTACCAGGGTTAAACGGTTTTTACCTAAGCCCAGTGGGCGGCCACCGTCTGCTTTAAAGCTGCGCATCAGGTTAATGGCATCCCAAACAGTTTGGTAAGACAGGGTTTTCTTAACGCCCACCGCCATTTGCCAGAAGCCGTAGCCCACGTTGCAGCGGCAATCCACGCCGTAGCGGAACGTTTTATTGGTAAACACCGCTTCATCATTCGGGTTATCCATGGCCACAAACTGCATGCCTTTGCGTTCCTGGAAGATGATGGGTTTTAAGCTGCGGCTGGTGTCCATGAGGTACCAGGCTTCGCCGTTGTACGTACCGTCTACAATTACGTTGGCAAACGAGGTATCAGAGCCAGAACCGTCAACTTCATCGTTTACCGGGTGGTCGGTATCAAAGAAGTACTGGCCGTCGTAGCAGGTTGTGGTAAAGCCTGCTTTTAATAGCGGGAATACCAGTTCATCAGGGAAGACCGACGCGGCATAACCCATTTCGTTCATCATAGGGGCGTAGACGCCCAGTACGTCGTCTTCAATGTCGTTACGGTCTACCGATACAGTAGATTCATAATCTTTGTTGGTAATGGCGTATGAGTGCTCTTTAATGGATTGAAGCACACGATCACCCACCCATTCACGGAAGCCCGGCCATTGGCCTAACCAGCCATAGGTGTTTGATTTAGTGGCAGACGGAACAGTAGTGGCCACAGCGCTAAACATAGGCTCGCCTTTTACCTTGCCGTCTTCAAAGTTTTTACGGAATCCGGTGCGGATTGCGTTGAGTGTTGCGGAATTAACAATTGCCATGTGGGCGTTCTCCTATTTAATGAAGCGGCTTAAGCTTTTTCTTGCTTAAGGGTTTCGGCGTAGTCTTCGTGGCTGATGCCCAGTTGGTCGGCAATCGATTTCTGATCAGCCGTGAGCGCTGCCACACCAGTTTTGTCTTCCGCGTCGGGTTTAACCGCTGTGGTTTGCTTTCCATTCAACGCGGCAATGGTAGGGCGGCTGTCAATCAGTGTCTTCAGCGCGGCCATATTCGAATTGCCCAGGTCTTTCAGATAGGAAAGCTCTGCCTGGCTAATGAACTTGCCGTCCTTTTGTGCCTGGTCGATAACCTGGTCAACCGTGATGGATTCATGATCCGCTTTCAGCGCGGCCAGCTCGGTAACCACCGCGTTATAGGTTGCTACTGGCACATGTTTGGAAATATCCACGGTACCACCGGCTTCTACCTGAGCGGTGAGGGCGGCAATTTTGGTTTCGCTTTCGGCGGCACCCTCAATTTGCGCTTTCAGGGCTGCCACTTTGGTTTTAACGTCTGGCTTGGTTAACTGGGCATGCAGGGCTGCTGCGTCGATGTCCTGGCTGGTATCTACATCAATACCAAGCAGGCCAAATAAAAGGGCGAGTGCTTCATTCATGGGCTTAGGCTCCGTGGGTTTAGTTTGCTTACTCTGAGGTTGGTTAGTGAGGGCAGCGGCTTCTGCCATGCCTTTTACTGCTGGGTCGTTGGTTAGGGCTGCGCTGTGCAGGTCGACGACCTGGCCGGTGGCTTTGTTGTACATCACCACGGGGCTGTAAAACTTGTACTCGTCGTTTTTAATGTGTTCGCGGGCAGCGGGGGTAAACTTAAGCTGGGCGAACAATCCCTGTCCGGGCCTCCATTCAAACTTTTCTCCCCAGGCGCTGGCCGGGGCTTTCTGGCCGTTCTCTTTGGCCAGCAAGGTTTGGTGGTCGTAATCGAATAACAGGCGTTGGCCGGATGCGGCACGGGCGTTTAGCTGGGTAGATAACGCTGCGCCCGTTTCGTCATTAATCAGCCATTTATTACCTGGGACTTCGAAAGGGCGGCCATCGTAGGCGGCAAAATCACTGCCCGGCAGTATTTGCTGCCAGGGCTGGTCTAAATTGATTTCGAATGAGCAGGCGGCAATGCCGAGTGGTTGCTCGCTCTGGTTGGACAGGGCGGCAAACTCTGGTTTTAAAATCGTATGATTTGAGATCATCGATTTCAACGAGCTGGCAGCCGCGAGCGCTGGCACTACATGACAGCCTCCTGATTCCGAATTGTGTATTTCGTTTGAGTGATTTTTCATAGCCCGGACAGTATGCCGGGCTGAAGGGGTTAGTCTGGTTTAGTCTGGGTTTGGGGATATTGGTATTTAATATTGATAAGTTCCCAAAAAGCGGGATGCATTTTTCGCTCGCCACGCTCCCATTGCTGCCAAGCTCGACGGCTGGTGTGTAGCAATTCTGCGCAGGCATCTTGAGCGGACGTTATACCTGTATTGCTAGCTTGCTGCAATTGCTCCCTTAGATTAACAATGTCTTCAGGTGTCGGATTATTCATTGCCAATTCCAGACACCTTATCAATTACATTTGCTAAAGCATTAAACCGCTTTTCTGTGACCGCTTTTAACTGTCCGGTTACGATACACAGTTGGTCATAATCGTCAGTTTTTACCGCTTGCTCCAGCTGGGTGATTAGTGTTTTTTGCTCTCGCTCCCAGTCAGCCGCCCAATCACGGGCGACCTCCTGTTTAACTTCTAGCGATTTTGCTCGGTTTAACCGCTCGCCTATACTTCTTCTTTTAGTCATTCCAACCCCTTAAAAATAAATATCAAATTTATCCCAATCACAAGCGTCGCTTTCGTCTTCGCAATCAAAATTAATGATATCCCACTCAATTCTTCCTACAGTATCCTCTGGGTATTCACTGTTTGGATTTACCAGCGGCGCAGAATAGGTTGAATAGTTGTTGTTTGGGCTGTTGTCGAAAGTAGCTTGACCTACAGAGCGATACAGAATGCCCTCGTGGCGAAACTCAATCTCACCTTCGGCGTTAAAAGTAAAATCAATGTTTGCTGTGTTATCGAATTGGTAGTTCATTTTTTTGTCCTCTAACCCGCAAGGGGTTTGTTAGTTTGAATTTAGTGGGGCATCGCCCCGTTTGTCGCTTTTCAATCCACGCCCCTTGAGTGGGGCGACTAAGTTAATTGCTTAACTTGGTATTAAGATTATGCGCAATGCGCGTAATTGTCAACAAGTATTTTTATTTATTTTTCGAAGAGTGGAAATGTGGCGTGAATTCCATTTTCTAAACTCGTTATTCCCTGTTTAAATTTCACCAGAAACGTTTAAATACTTTTAAGGTGAGCTGGTCTACTACTTTTAGCTTTAATGGCCTTAGAATGGCTTACAGCGCGTTTTTAATCAATAGCGTCTTTTAGGTGGTCTTGCAGTATTTCGACGATTTCGTCGGCATCATTCCAGGGGCCGGTTGTGAGTCCTATGAACGGGCGGGCGGGTATGCCGTCGTCTTCTCTGCCGAACTGGTGGGTGGCTGCGTATTCCTGGTTACTACCGAAGGTGAGTGTTTTGCCCGCTATCTGATAGTTGAGCGTATCGCGCATAGTACCGGATTGTTGCAGTATTCTGTCTTCGCCGCCTTTACGGGCTAGCGTTCGTGGCGCTAGCGGCTCCCAAAGCTCGCCATTGGGGGCAACTTCCAGCTTAAAGCGCTCTTGTGTGGATTCGATCAGGTACTCGCCAATCTCGGCAAACGCGGGTTCCAGATTCTGGCCAGCCTTAATGAGCCTGCCCAGCATGCGGTTTACTTCACCGCTGCCGTAGGCTCTTACCGTAATAAAGCTACCCGCCATTGGAATCGCTCCGTAATACCAGGTTGCTTAGCAGATCGCCAAACTGCTCGCGTTCATAACTGGGTGCTTGCTTGGCTAATGTCTCAATTTGCTGGTACTTGTCTTCATCGGGAATGCTCTGGCGCAAAATCTCCTGTGCCTGGCTCAATTGTTCACTGGGTTCTCGGTGGTTCTGTTTAATTCGGTTTAAAATATCGTTCATGGCAGCAGCTGCTCCATTAAGTTATCGAAGTACTCGGCAATTTCCGGATAGTGCGCGGCCAGTATTTCGCGGTTAAGTGCCCAGGCGGCAAAGTGCTCGGCGTGCCATTCCATAGTGTCTTGCATACTGTACTGGGTAATAGCAGTATCGAGACCGGGTGAGTCAATCCCCATTCGCATGGCCTGAAATTGCACCTGATGGCCCATTTCGTGTAGCCAGGTAACAATGGTACCACCATGATCGCCGCTCTCGGTATAATTACGCACAATATGAGACAGTGACCATTGCCGTATACCCTGCTGCTGGGCCAGTATGGCGGCTTCTACCGCGCCGGTTAAATCGGCCATGTTGCGCACTTTATCCAGGTTAACACCGGTTTTGGCTTTTACTACTACGTGCGTCCAGCTGCGCGACGTATACCCGTTTGAGCGTTTGGCCATGTTGCCCGGTACCGGCCAGTAGCGAAAGGCCATTTGCTCGGGCACGTCCAGATAGTTGGCAATTGGGGCCATTAACGGATACAGCTTTTTGGAGCCGCGCACCATATCTGTAGGCTTTAGGAATAGCGTTTTCATGTTATAGCGGCTGATAAAGTCGGCCACTTGGTTAAGCTGAGGCTGGGTTTCAGTCAGCTTGCCTATTACGCGGTTTAACCCGTGAATGTCTACGTTCTTATTAGTGGAATAGGCATCGGGTATTTTGCGTTCTACCAGGCGTTGCTTAAGCGGTGGTTTGCTGGCCTGTGTTTGCCGGATGGTTTCAGCCTGGCTTTTAACGCCGGGTGAATAGTCGAAGCCCGGATCAATCCCCACCGGCACATGGTGCACTTCGCCGGTTTTCTTATCTACCCATTCGCGGGTCTCTATCACCGGCTCCTTACTCATCTTATTGCCGCGCCTGCGCATGCTGCGCTCGGTCTCACCAAACACCTTGCACTTGCAGCCCCAGCCGTTCTGGGGAAACCATACCTTCCAGAATGGGCTTTCCTTGGGGAGTGTGGTGCCGTCATTTTTTAGGTGGTGTGGGCGAGGGTATCTGCTGTCACCATGGGCATAGCGCCAAAAGGGAAAGTTTTGCAGCTGCTGGTACCGGCCTGCGTTATAGCTCTGGCGCATGTTGGTATCGTAGATGATATTGGCACGCCATGCGGCGGTACCGGTATGATCCCAACCGTGCTTTTTAACCAGGTGTTTAAACTCCTTTTGAAACCAGCTTAAACTTTTACCTTCGGCAATGGCCCGATCCACTATCGAGCGCATATCGGCCAGTAAGTCAGTTTTTACTGCACCGGCAATCATGAAAGCGTTGTTGTGTTGTTCACGCCAGATATCTGCCCAGCGTTCGCTGGGCACATCTACCTTACTGCGGAAGAAATCAATGGCTTCACTAAACTTCTGAGGGCCATACTCGGCAGGCATCAATCATTCCCTTTTCGCGAAAGTTCTTTATAACTCATCACTTATCCAAAACTTATGGAGATGTGGCTAAACAACCAAATCAAAGCTTCTATAACCAACCAGCCTATAAATGCTGAAATTAGAAAGAACACGATAATTACAGGGGCCCAACTATCATTTCCAAACATTACTCACCTTTGTCGTTTAAGAATTCAAACTTTCCGGCTCTGCTTTCTAACAGATTTCTAATCAATAAATACATGACTATGGCCAATAGCAGGGGGCTTAGCACAAAGGATACAAACAACTTATAGGCGATGGTTGATACTTTGTGCTTCATGGCTATCGACCCTCGTTAACATCGTACCGGCCACTGAGTTCGGCAGCGGCCAGCGCTTGGGCTATCAGTGTTTGGTAGTCATCGGTAGGCAGCGTGTCTTCCAGTTCCAGCAGTTGCTCTAAGAGCTGCTCCAGTGAATCGGCATTGGCTACCAGTTCTTCGATGGGCTGCATGAGTTTGGCGAACTCGGTACCGGCTTGTTTTTGCAAGCGTTCGGTGAGCACGTCTGCACCGTCTGGCGCTG